CTCATAGGTTATTCTTCGGGGTTGTTTATACATTCCCGTTGATTCCCACTTTATACTCTTTTCTCCTATCTTGTCAAGGATTGATTTCTCAATAGAAAGGGCGTTATCTTCCGCTAAAATTTCAAATTTAGCGTGATAATCGTATGCCCAGATATTTATGAGGAATTTTTTCATTTTCTCTTTCTATATTTAAAATGTGGCGACTTTAAGGCCGCCACATAATTAGTTTAGATTACGCACCTTCAACGCCGAAGATACCTCTAAAGTCAGATGCGCCAAAAACGTATCTTTCTCTAGCTTTGTATCTAACGTTACCAGTATCGAAATCACCTTCCATTGAAGTTGTCAATGGAGTTCTTTCAAAGTGTTTCATACCGTTAGGAACGTCCGTGATAATGTACCATGAATCAGAATCATTTAAGAAATGGTTCACTCTGTATCCTTGAGGAATCATTCCCATAGAATTGATTGCATTGATGTCATTATCCGCTGTACCAACTCTACCTTGAGATTTCATTAATCTCTCAGCATTAAATTGGTTTGCAGAAGGAATGATCATTTTCACTCCTTTTGCAGCGATTTTTAAACCTCTTTCATCAGTGAAAGCAGCGATATCAATCAGTGCTTGTTCTAATGAAGTTTCGTTTAAATCCGCTTGTGTAGATAAAGTGTTCTTAACAACCGCTCCAGTTACTACTGGGTGGTTAGTTGAAAACAATGCGTAAGCATCACCAGTTTTAAATGTAGCTACCGAAGGTAGACCATTATTTAAAGGTACTGCTGCTTTAACTTGTTTAGCGTTAGACATAGATCTTGCTAGTGCTTTTGTATATCTAGAAGCTAGTCTATCGTAGAGATTATCTTCGATAGCTTCTTCAGTTATAGCGAAAGCAAGCGCGATCGTTTCCATAGTGTAACGAGCAGTATAGGTTTCTTGTGCCGTATCGTAGTTGACACCTTGACCTTCTGCTTTTACATCAGCGTTAGCGAATCCTGATAACATTACTTCCTCTTCGAAAGCTCTGTCACTAGACTCGGTTACGTATATTTCGGCAGACTCGTTGTCGTACCGTTTATATTCCAGCCCAAATAGTGCATTTAGGCCTGGTTCTAGTTCTTTAACTAGCTGTGCTCGTGATATTGCCATATTATGCTCCTATTATGCCATTGTAACGCCAGTAGCGTATTGGTTAAGATTCTGAACAACGATTACAGAACATTGTGTCTGTGTAATATCGCTGTTTGAAGGATCTTCGGCTATTCTTACCGTTCTCCAAGTATTCGCTGTAGCGTGACCGCCAGCTAGTAACATAGAGTTTGTAGATTGTCCACTTAGGGTTGAACCCGTAATTGTAGACATTCCAAAAGTTTTACCCATATTTGCTATAGGTATAGCTGTATCGAAAGACGTAACATAAAGTTGAAACGGATTATCGATAACAAACGCTGTAGTGTTTTCACTGTTGGCTGGAGTAACATCTGTATAGTGTGCTGACCAAGTTGGCTTCAAAGTGGTAGCCGCATTGTAAAATACGCCATTTAACACACCAATACTTGTATTAGTAATAGCCGCTTGTGCTGTAATTATATAACCAGCAGACTGATTAACAGTCGTACCATTATATAAAGTAGTCCCATAAGCTGCTACGATGTAGTATTTGCCTTGTCCGCCAGTAGCCGGTGTTGAACCGAGCGTACCAGTTGGGATTAAACCAAATCCTGCACTGTTGCTATTTGCCATGTTATTACTCCTTAAAGTTTATAGTTGCCTATAAACAGGTTAATTTAAATCGATGATAGGGAATTGGTTGTTATCCCGAGAATAGTTAAAAAATTAACTTTTCTTTGTACCACCGAAGGTTACGCGAGATTGCCTTTCAATATCGATNGGCATACTCTTATGTTGTTCCCTAAGTAAGTCNGTTTCAACTGCTTCGTCTTGACTTTCAGAAAGTTTTTTCTGATATTCAACACGTCGCTTCGCGAGTTCTTCGGGTATCCTAGCCAACAATAGGCCTCCTACTCCAATGATCCCAGCGTACTTGCCGTCAGCAACTACAGGATAATCTTTGTCAGAATATTCATCAGCTCTCACTAATTCATATCCTTCTCTAAGACGACCGTAAACATTTTTACCGTCGGTGAATCCCATGGATTCAGCTCTTATCCATCTGTGCCTAAAGCCGTCAGGCGCTGGTGGTGCATCCAGAGAGGATGGTGGCTTGTACACTTTTGGTCTTTCAGTGTTTGACCGTGTCTCAGCCGCACGAGAAGTTTTTTTATCTTTTATCATATGCTTTACGCCTCCTTCGTGAGTTTTAATTGTTTTGCATACTCTTCGAGTGGCACACCTAATTTTTTAGCTATTGCTACTTGAGACGATGTGAGCCTCATTGTTTGGCGACCAGTTTTTGCACTTCTATTCGCAGAAGCCACCGACTGAACGGGTCTAGTCGTTTGTATATCTCCACTCTTATCAAATTTATGTGGGAAGTCAACACGTATTCTTTTATTTATTTCCTCATAGTAGTCATTTGATTTAGTGTCATAACCCTCTTTTTCAACGAGATCCTTGTGAATTTCGAACGCTGTAAACGTCATAGCCCGGTTAGTACCGAACCATCTGTTTTTAGACGCCCAATCTTCAGCCATTGGATCAGCTTGAGGTAAGGATTGTGGAGCTTGTTTTGGTAATTGTCCACCGTCAGAAAGCTGCACAGGTTTCTCTTCCTGTTCAACTTTTCTTTGTTTTAGTTTAGCATTATCAAACGCAAGCTCTGCTATACGTTTGTTTGCTTCGACTTGAGCTCCAGCATCTTGAGCTTCGATGGCTCTCGCAAGATCTTTTTGCGCTGAGTCCATTCCAGATTTAACACTGTCCTCAAATCTTTTAGTATAATCAGAATCAACTTTTTGAAATCTTTCATGATCAACTTTTCTTTTATTCTCTAAGGCTTGAGCATATTCAACAGCAGCGCCTTCTCTTCGTTCTGCTTCTCTCATCTTACGAGTCAATTTAGCAATACGAGATTGAACACCTTTGCTGTAATCCTCTAGCTTAGTATCGTCTTCCTGTTTCGTTTCTTCTTCTGGTTCTTCTTTTTCTGGTTCTTCTTTTACTTCTTCTACTGATTCCTGTTCCGGGGTTCCTGTTTCTTCTTTCGTTTCTACAACCGCTTCTTCTTTTGGTTCTTCTATAGTTACATCGACCTCTGGGCCGGATGTATCTACATCAACCATTTTTTCGCTCGGTTTTTTCTTTTCTTCTGGCATAGTTTCCTCCTATGTTAGTATTTATGCAAGATATCTTCTGGATTCTTGACTGTTGCTAATATTTCATCTTCATTAAGAAGACGAACTTCTCCACCTTCAATTTCAATACGGGAGCCTGCATAACGCGCAAAGACTACCCAATCATTGATCTTGCACCACGGACCGTCTGGATAACGTTCCTTATCCCTATAACAATGAGGTCCCATTGCCAATACGTTGCCGCATTGCGATCCCACTTGTTGACGTTCGATGGTTTCTTGTCCAAGTAAAACTCCTCCTTTAGTTTTTTCTTTTACTTTAAAAGGTAAAACTAAAATTCTCCAACCTGTAGGTTGAGGAAGTTTTTCTTTTTCTGTAGTGACTTCTTTTTGTGATTCTGTTTTTTTAAGACCGACTAAATCCTTATTTGGTAAGTGTATCTTCGCCGTTGCCTTTGATGTCGATAACTGTTCCTTTTGACTCATAGTGCTCCTTACTATCTAGCAGGTTAGAGAGTTCCTGTTTCACTGATTCCAGTGCGTTTATTTGTCCGATAATATACTTATATGTTTCCATATTGTCAACCCCTCCGGATGTTACCGAGATTGCTAATTGTTTAATTCTATTTTCTAATGCTCTTTGTAGTTTGTAGATTACGTTTTCTAAATCAGCCATTTACTCCTACTAATTTTATACATTCAAGGCAATTTTTTCTAAATCTTAAATGAGATGCGCAATGATTAACTACTTCTTCAACTAATTCTTCTAATACTAAAGGTTCTTCTTCCTTACCGAACAGGAAGTTCCACAATTTTTTTAATAGGTTCATTATTTTATCTCTGCGCCGTGTCCTCTTTTAGCTGCGCCAGCTGAACCGCCATGTTTAAGACCTGTTCTTCCACCTTTACTTTTACTACCATGCTTCATACCAAATCTTCGGCTGGATCAGCTACACCCATTGGATTAGCACCTACAGGTGGTTGAAGATTAGCACCTACAGTTGGTTGAAGATTAGCACCTACAGTTGGTTGAATAGGTAATCCACCACCGAATTGCTTGCCGATTCTTCCACCTTTAGCTTTCTTAACTCTTTCACCGTGTTTATAACCTCTATTTAATTCTCCATGAACTCTGCTTATTTCAGCTCTTCTATTTCTGTTTGAAGGTTCACCTTCAACGCGACCTAGTTCTTCTAACAAGTTGGTTCGTCCGCCGAATTGCTTGCCGGCTCTTCCGCCTTTTTTAAGTCCTTTGCTTT